CTTGTAAACCCTGTAACCATAGAGTCACCAAATTGTGCTTGATTTGTAGGCATACGAGACAAACCTTGTAACGCTTGCATAACAAGAGGGCTTTTAGCTAAAGATTTAAAATCAATATCTCCCAATAGACTTGCAATAAATCCTTCTTTTTTTGTTTCTTGATTCATATCTATAGCAGTATCTTTACCCATTGCTATAGCTGCATCTACAACTCGTTTATCTCTATAGTTTGGATATCTTGTCATAGGTATTTGATTGCGATCACTACTTCGATCAACACTTCGATCAACACTTACAAAATAAGGAGCCTTTTGGCTAGGTATTCCACCGGGATATCCTCCCACTTCAGATCTTTGAAAAGCATCTGGACGAAACTGAGATCTTATAGCAGAAGCATTATTATTTTGAAGTGGTTGTTGTATATATCTTTCTTTTATAAGATCTTTATTTAGTTGCCTAGCTCTAAGATCTCCTAAATCAGATGTATTACCACCAAGAAATTTTTGTCTAAATAATTCATTATTATATTCATCTAAAGGATTTAAAGGATTTATTTTTTTTGAATCATCTGTAGAAATACCTAGATTTATTAAACTTTGATCTAAAGTTTGATTTTCTAATCGCTTTTGTTTTTCAAGTAATTGCTTTTGTTTTTCAAGTTTGTCTCTTACACTTCCACGATCACCTCCAGCAGCATCTTTACCAAAAAGATATTGTATTAAATTAGTTGGACTTGACATAGCTACTTCCTATTTTATATAAGTGAAATTACGTTTGGTCGTCTTATTCTTTCTCGCATAGCTTGGTCATACAAGTTTCTAAGATAAGCTTCCGTTTGCGCTCGTAGTTGTATATTCGTTAATACTTCAAGGGGAACACCATATTCTATAGGTTCTGGTGTAGGATTATACCCTACTCCTCTAGCTTTGGGTGCAGCAGGGCCAGACTCAGAATCAGTTTTGCCTATAAGTTTTGGTTCACCGCCTTGACTTCCAAAAGAGCCTAAAGCATCCTTGCCAAATTTTTTCCAATCAAAATCAGAGTCACTGGTAATCATGTCTGGATTTGTATCTGCATATGCTTTATCAGATAAAAAATCTCTAGCAGCTTGTTCTCTGTCGCCTACTTGTCTATGTTCAAGAAGTAAAGGATTTGTATCTGCATATGCTTTATCAGATAAAAAATCTATAGCATCTCTTCTATCAAGAAAATCAAAAAAATCATACATTACAGACCTACCTTAGAGTAATCAACTCTGAAGTAACCATCGCTACCTTTGATAACAGCTTCGGGAATTATTTTTTTAACTTGCTGCGCTATGACTCCAATGGTGGGTTCTCCCTTGGCAATCTTCCAACCCTTCTTATTCCAATTCCAAGAGTATACCTTAACCCCATTGTTAAGCTTGCGTAAGAATTTAATATTCTTTTTAAGTCTTACATCAGATAAAGCCCCTATCGCAGCTGTTGCTCCTGCGCCTAGTAATTGTGATCCAATGCCGGGGCCACCCTGATATGCTTGACTACCATATCCAGAAGTTGTTTGCTGCATTTGCGTCTGACTACCAAGACCAGCAAGACCACCATAGAGGTTACTCATTGTAACTAGCTGCGCTCTCCTAGCCTCTTGCTCTTGTTGAGCTAGTCTAGCTGCATCTGACAGTGCTGCTTGATCTTTGAGTTCTACCCTCTGTCCAATAGCTTCCTGTAGTGTAGCAGGGGTTAGCTGTGCTTGTAGTGCAGCTTGAGCAAATCCAGGGGCGCGTTGAGCAGCAGCTATCCTACGTTGCTCTGCTTGAGCCAATGAGTCTGCTAATTGTTTTTGCACAAGTTCCTCACGTTTACTTTGCTGTAATGCTTGTAGCTCTCCCAAGGCTGTACTACCAAGTCCAAATTGTCCTGCTTGTATCGCTTGCTCTTGAGCTAACTGCTTATCTCTTTCAGTTAGTTCTCTAGCTCTATCAGCTATAACTCCTGTCTGTGCTTGGTAAATAGAATCTTGTAAAGGATCTGCTGTACCTCTAGCAAAGTCATCTTGAAACAGTTGGTTATACTGAGGAACTAACCCCAATGCTGATTCTCCAACTTGTCCGTATAAATCTCTAGCTGCTAATGTTTGAGCAGAATCTTGAGGGACTAAACTTCCTGTAAACAATGTTGGATCATCTGTAAACTGTCTGCCAATCTCAGGAAGGAGAAATTGTATATAAGGCTCAACAGGAGCGTAAGGCTCTATTTTATTAGTACCAGACGTTTGCTGCTGAAAAGGTGTCTGAACAATCGTTGGTGAAGGTGATGAAAATAATCCACTCATTTTATAATCTCTTTCTAATCGTTACGGTTTTTAAGGTGTATCCTAAAGGCTCCATTTTTCTGATCCAACCTTTTCGCCCTGTCATCTCAAAAAACTCGTACCCTATATTTTTATAATACTTTTCTAACATTGGAACTAACTTGTAAAAATCAAACTTGCCACCTACAGCTTCAGCAGAGATACCTATTGACTGTGGATAGGCAGCAACTCCTATAATTAAACATCCTTTAATCTTATCGTTCTTATCTACCGAAATCCAAAGATCACTCTTACCAGAAACAACTTGCTTAACTAAATCATCTGCGTTGTAAATGTCTTCACAGTCTACTCGTTCAATTACTTTATCTAGATACTTATAACACTGAACTACTTTTTCTTTTAATAGATTGCTATTCTTTTTAAGTAGCTTATAACTTAGTCCATGCACCAGCGGCGTTGTAAAAATATATTCCTTCTCCTCCGCTACTAGGGTTCCAGTTAGTGCCATCAGCATATCTTATATCTCCCTGATAGGGATTAGTAGGTTCAACATTTGTAACATCCAAGTGACCATCCCTTACCAAATCTAATACAGTTCTAATTTCTAAAAACATATTGTCTAAAAAACGAGGTATATCTTCTATCTCTGTAGGACAAAGAGTAGGGTCAAACCTTAAAAATTCTCTGCTCATCTATCTGACACCGCTTCTGTTTCTATAGAATATCCTGATAATCTAAACTGTGTAGCTGTATCAGTTTCAATCTTAATAGCTGCATATCTTCCTTTAATTCTACAGTCTACCTTATTATCCGTTCCTATTGTAAAGGTTACAGGATCATTATATGTTACACCCATGTTAGGAGCAAGCTCTGCACCTACACTTATACTAACTGTTCCTGTACCTTCTAGCCTAGGAAAAACTTTAGTTATCTGAGATACTAAGTCTGTCCGACCAGCATTTAATCCTCTACGTTCCAATGTTGTTGTAAAGTTTGTACCGTCAAATGTACTTCCTGAGTCTGCTAGGAAAAACTTATTATCATTTGTACCACACATAAGAAGAGAATCAATAGTTGGGTTATAAGCTAACTGACCCCAATTAAGAGTACTACCCTGCCATTCTCCTGTTTGCGCCGCCCATGTATTTGTCAAGTCTGGATCTACTAAACCTTTAGCTATATAGTTTGTACTTGGTAAATCTCTAGTGGCCCAAGTGTTTTCAATATAGTTCCATATGAGTGCCGTATCTGGATACCCTCCAGTAGCACCTACCGATGGGAAACATATCCATACTTCATTTTTAATTTTATTATGTACCATAAATGTTTTATGGAAGTTAGTAGAGTCAATACTAGAAAACAAAAATGTTTTCATTTGATCGTCAATAACACTTTTAATAGAGTTACCATTGTGTACCACAACATCATTAGTTGTTACCATAACGTGTTGACCATTGCCTAAGTCAACTATAGCATCTCTACTAAACAATCCTGTGTCTTTAAATACTTCTCGTATATTAAAAGTAAACGCACCGCCTACATAGTTAAGGGAATATACACTATCCTCTTTGTAAACCATAAGCAAGTTGCCTAACTGCATGGCATTAAGAATATGTCCCTTAGTACCTGTAAGAGATGCATCAGCCGCTTCAGAAGCAGTAGCAGAAGTAACCCAAGTATTACTACCATTGTTATCTGCACCAGCTGGTATAGCATCACTCCATCTAAGAGTAAATGGTTGCTTTACCGCTGAACCACTAGCACTATCTGTAAGGTTCAAAGCAATCAAATGGTTTCTAAAAGGTACAATAGTTTTACATTTTAATGTTGCGGGCCACTGTGCTAAATCTGTAAACAGAGAACCACCTTGAGTAAAACTTTGAGGAGCATCTATGCCATTACAACATACAAGAACACCACCAAGTATACCACCTTGCCAATTGTTTGTGGTACTGGCTATTGTTGTATAGGCTCCAGAAGACCGTGTAACGTCTGCGTGAGTCGTTCCTGTAATCTTCCGTAGTCCTGTAGCTGTACCATAGATCCAAAGGTCTGTAGTACCCTGTAACCAGCTTACAGCCCAATAAGGATTATTACTACTACCCGGTGCGCCAAGAACCTGTATATGCCCTAGTATTTTACCAGCTTTACCATCTAAAAATCTTACATTATTGCCAGCACTAAAATATGCAGGAGCCATGTCATACGGAGATAGATCTGTATTTATAGAAAATCTAGGTTGTTGCCTACCATTAATATCAAATAATTCTTTAACCACTTCCTACCTCTGTTGTAACAGTCCATGTAGTATTATCAAATTCTTCCAGTGAAATATAATCACCTTCTTCTGTCATTATGTTTCCACCTGATTCCTGTATGATACAAAATTGTGTTAAGACCCAATTAGTAGCCATCAAGCACCTCTACGAACTAAAGCACCTGGATCACCCTGCGTAGTCATGTGCATTACTGTTCCGCTATAGCGAGATCTATCCTCTGACTCTTGAACATTAGTTAAAGCATCTTGATATATAGTTCCAAATCTATTAGTCTGCTCTGTATCATTTAAGTAAAGCGCACCTTCAAGACAAGAACCATATAGATACAGGTTAGGAAAATTAGTTAGAATATTATTAGTTGTAACACTATCAGAAAGAGGAGTAATCTTTCTAAAGTAATTTATACCTATACTGTAGGCTGCATCTGGAGTAGGATATAATTCAATGTTTAATCCTAAGTTTGTATAAGCTCTGGGATAACCTTGATTGTATGCTCCATACTCTCTACTCCCAGATTCGGGAGAAAGATAATTTAAGGCATAAGTATTACCACCGCTTTGTCCGTATGTAATATTCCTAAGTTCTATTAAGTCAGTAGGAAGATTATAAAAAGATGTTCCAGCGGTAGTAGTCGTAGAGGCTCTAATCATATTGGCCCTTACTCGCAGTTCCCTGTCTAGCCTATTTTCAGTTAAGGTTATAAAATCAGGAATAACAGCTGTTAAATCATCCCTGTTTAAATAATTAGCTATACTAGTCTTTAACTCTGAGTAAGTACCTAAAGCCATTAGAGATTACTTTCATGCGTTCTTAAAAATTTATATTCATTTGAGTTAAGCAACTGTTTAATCTTAGGCCAGTGGTCTTTATTCATCATATCTATACCATGATCTCTTTTCCATTTTTCAACAATGATAAGAGGAATACTGGCAACTTTACGCATACCTGTTTCTTTAGTTTCTACACCACCATGTATATAATCTTTATTATATTCTTTTTTATTAAGCTCTAATAAAGGTTGGACATCTTGTACAGAGTGTTGTACAATTTTGTCTTCAGCATGGTCGTAAGTTGTTTTGCGTTTGATGGCAGAAGAATCACTCATTTTAATACTTCTTTCCTTTTTTCTTTTTCTTTAACATTTTGTTTACGCCTTTCTTTTAGGAAAACCTTTTTTCATATTGGCATATGCTTTTTTACTTATTGTAGTATTTTTTTTACTACGAGAAGTTCCAGCTTTTTTTCTATTATTTATGTTTGCGTATAAACCTTTTGGCATTATTTACTTCTATTTTTAATTGTTGGATATTTAAAATTAGCACGAGTAAATGCAAGCATTGGATCAGTTCCAACACCAAATAAAGAATCTTTTTGAGCCTTAGATAATTGTTGTATTTCTTTAGTTAATGCGGGAAATTTATTTTTTGCAACAGACCTTCTCATGCGGATACTAGATCCTTTTTTTTGAGGAACTTGAGCTTTAGCATTTTGTATTCTTCTTTTTAAATTTGCTAAATTTACCTTTGACATAATTAAGTATCCCTTTAAAATTTTATTTCTTAATTGGGGAGAGCCATTACAGCCCTCCCCTTAGTTAAGAATTTAGCTTAGATCGTAAACAGCACCCAGAGCAGCTTCGTTTTTAACTACGAGAGTATACTCTGCAATGATTGCGCGTTGCTCACCATCTGATGTACTTGCAACTTCTCTTTGATTAAACGGACGTAAAAAGGCCGTACCGTAGTAATCAGGATCTAATAGCCATGCATCCCTAGCACGTTGGAAACGGTTAGGAACTACAGCCATTTCTCCAAAGTCACTTACATATACATCCATACCACCAATGATACGTTGGTCATTTGTATCTGTAAAGTTAGATACACCTGACGCACCACCAACACCTACAAAGCTAGAAAATGTTTGCTTCTGGGAAGGTTTCATCATTAAGTATTTGATGTCACTACCACTGTCATAAGCGGCAACGATAGCAGCTTTAAGAAGAGTTTCCGTAAACGCACGAGCCGTACCATCTGTACGAGCCGCTGCCCCTGCTCCTGCACCGTTAGCACCATTACCTGCTTTAGAGATATTGGTATTAACCCAAGTAGTAAGAGAACCTAGTTTACGAACTGTGCCTGTACCAGCCATAGGAATCTTGGCGATATTAACGCCTACCATAGCTCTTTCCATATCACGCTTTAACTCTTTAGCGCTTTTGGACATCTGATACGCAAGTTCTTCTTTACGACCAGCCTTGCTAACAGCGTCAAGAGTGCCAGTAACAAGAGTAGTTTTCCAACTGATCTGACAGATATTACCAACTCTGGTAGTAGCTGACGGAGTAGCTGCCGTAAGTGTTGCACCTTCTTCTTTGTGGTTATCAGCCGCAGCAGAAAGTGAATCAGTTTGCCACTCATGGTTTACGGCAATCGCGTCAGTGCGACTACCCATAGACATGAAAGGCGTATCCGTTGGAGAGATGTCATATATAACATTCTCCAAGTCTTCGCGCAAACCCTTCGCTGTATACGAAGTGTATGTGCCTGTTGGTTGTGCCATTGTTTTATTTCCTTATGTTGAAAGTTAAGAGTTTATTTTATTAAGTCCAGAAAAACATCTGCGGCATCTCGCTGATGACCTGTCTTAGCCAATCTCTCTCGTTTCGCCTGTACACCCTTTTTAATCTTTTGAGCTTTTGTTTGAGGTGTACCTGACTTTACAACTTTAGGAACAGATTTAGTTTTCTTTGCAGTTGGAGCCTTCTTACTTTTATCGCCCATCATAGCCTTATGTAAGACTAGGACAACTCTGTGATCTGTTATTCCATCTACATCCTCTGGTGAAAAACCAAGTCCCAAGGTATATTCCCTGAGTTCATTTTTCAAATTAGACGAAGGATCTGCATACTCTGGTAGTGCCTTTACAAGAGCTTCCGCTTCGGTACGGACTTTTTCTTGGAGAACACTTTGCATCTCTGTTTCATTCTGCTGCTGAACACGCACTCGCTCGTTCTGCACCTGATTAGCTTTATCCTTTGCATCTTGAAATTCTATTCGTTTTTCCATATAGTCCATTGGATCACTTTCTTTAAGTGCTGCCCAATCAACTTGATTATAACGATTTAACTCAGCATTTTGGTTCTGAGCCAGGATTTCTAATGCTTGACTATATTGTTGCCTTTCCGCTTGTACAGCTTGTACATTAGCTTCATAGGTTTTTCTCTGTTCCGCTAGAGATTGCGACTTGCGTGTATAATCTGCTTGCCGCTGGTATCCGTTTCTAAGTTCATCCAGATCTACTTCCATTTCTTCTCCGTCTACTTTAACGGAGTAAGTTGCAGGAGCTTCTGTTTGAACTTCTTCTTCTTCTACCTCTTCTTCAATTTCCTCACCTTGATCTTCAGTAGCTTCTAAGACTTCTTCCTCTGCTTCTGATTCTTCAGCCTCTTCAGATTCTTGTTGCAATTGTGTAACTAAGTTTTCTTCTGAGATCGGGGCTTCGGTTTTTTTCTCTGCTTGTTCTGGATTAGTGTCATTCTCACTTCCAAACATTACATCGAACATATTAAGTTGTGGCTGTTTGACTTCCCCTTCGGGATTGGTCTGTGCCTCACTCATATTTAATTACCTTCCATTGTTTTCAATTTTAAAGTTTTGTATAGTAGCTTTTAAGTCTTCTTCTACGGAGCGTAGTGCATCCAACTTTAACCAACATTCTTCTCTTTCTTCTGAATCAGTAGAGTTAGTCCATTGAGTTATTAAACTTTGTTTAGTATGTTCAACACATTCTTGAAATACTGGATTGTTTAATATAGCACTAGCTTGGTTAGCTCTTTCTCTAATATCCATTATTTATGTTTTTGTATAACTCCGTCTGTTCCACCATATGTAGAATTGCCAACAATTTCTCCTTTGGCAAATCTGTTTCCACTACCGGGAGAAGGAACAGTTGGAGAATTACCACCTTGAGGAGGTACAGCTTTGTTACCTACGTTACCAACTACATGACCAGCATATGCTTTAGGCATCTTAATTTCCTTTCGTTACCATTTTTTACAAGACCAATATCTTGCTGTTAATTTACTAGGTGGGCTAGTGTCACACTTATGTCTAGCCCTAAAACTTTTTCTACGTTTAGGCTGATCCTTTTTAATACTCATATTAGGATCACCAAACCTAATTAACTTTGTTGTACTACCTTGTTTAGCTAATACAGCAAACTTTTTGTTTTTATTGTTAGGGGTTCTTTTAGGTTTGTTATACCCCGAAAACCTTTCTCCTCTGTATTCAATCATGTTTTTATAATAAAGTTTATAGGTTGAGCTTTTAATACAGCTGAACCAGCAGCGCCACTTGCCGTTATTGCAGTTCCTAAAGTAAATCCTGTACCTACACCTACAGGGAAATATGTACGAAAGTCTGGAACTTTAAAGTTAGAACCTACTGTTCCAAATACTGTTCCTATAACTGCATATAATTCTGAATAAGTAGAGGTAGAATAATCAGCCCCATTACAAAGGAGCCAATCATTAACACCACTAATAGTTTGCGTGGAAGGAGTACTACCAGAACCAAACATAACAATAGATCCTACTTGAAATCCAAGTTTGTTCATTTGAGCAGAAGTTTGAGTAACAGCTGTTGTGGCTAAATTTGGAAACTGTGTTTTAAGAACAGTTTTTATAAGCCTTAGATGATCGTCACCTTCAGATATATTATCACTAGCAGCCGGGTTAGCTGGAGCAAGTTGGCTAATATAGCTAGCAGTTTCTACAGTCATTAATCTAGTCCTTTTCTTATTGTACCATAATTATAATGGTTTGTCAATTACTTTATTTCTTCTTACGTTTATCATACCAATATTTACTAGCTTCTCTTAATTGTGTATTAATAATTCTAATCAACTCTAGTTCTTCTTTGATTACATTATTGTACCCTATACACATATCTGAATTAAATTCTTCTGATAATCTATCTGCTAACTCTATAACTCTATCTATATGAGCGCAACTGTCAGGAGGTATATTAGGTCTTACAACTGTCATTCATTTGGCCTTGTTGGAAAAGTAAATGGATCATCTGCTGCTGGTAAATCTCTCAAAGCTTGTCTATAATTTTTCATTGCATCTGACATTGTTACATCTGACAACGAATAAAAATCTGTAGCTTTAAGACGATCATTCCTGTCGAGCCGCATTTGTTCTAACTTACGGTCATTCTCACCAGCATCCCATTCAGCGGCTTGCCTGACATAAATTTCAGTTGCCTCTGGACTCATTTCTACCGTTACGCCATTTAAATTTTCATAGTATTTTTTTGCCATTTTATTATCCTATGCGTGTTTAATGCCAAGTAATGTAACACGACCATTCGCACCTTCACCTGACTGCCAACCAATTTTTACTTGTGTGATGTCGTAATCTTCGTCTAAGCCTCCAGCAAAGTATGATTGATAATACTTGTCGTCAGAAGACATATAACTAAACTGTCCAGAATACATATTGTTACCAACCGGGTCTGTTGGAAAATGCAGCCAAATCACCCCGCCGCCGCCATAATCGGCGTCATTGCCCATTCCAGATAAATTAATTCGTTGATTTATTGTGTTAGAGTAAGAAGCACTAGCAAAGGTAGTACCGTTCATACCTTCATAAAGGTTTGAGTTAAGGTTTGAATACTCGTCAGTCGTGAGTAATCCTCCAGAGGTTCCAAGCCACATTCGTAAATCCTTGCCATCTTGAACTGGTTTAATATCTGAAAGAGTAATTAAATATGTATCATAGTCAGTAGAAAAACCTGTAAGAGTAATACCAGTTTCTGATCCGCTAAATGTTCCTGTCCCAAGAACAGCCATTGCGCCTGATCCAACATAACTTTTAACTTGTGATGCATTAACGTATTTTGTTGCACCTCCATCATCAACAAGCAATTTATCTGTATCAGCTATAGTAATTGATGTACCATCAGTTCCAGAATCAATCTGTATTGCTCCACCAGCAACCTTGTCAGCCGTAGAAATTGTGCTAAGTTTTGAGTCAGCTATTGATCCAGCTAACATTGCACTTGTAACGGTAGACCAAGCTGGATCTGTACCGTCCGTAGTTAATACAGTATTAGCACTACCTATGGCTAAACGCTCCGCAGCACTTGCACCCCTTTTAATAACATCACCTCTGGTAGTCATAGGATCTGTAAAACCACCAATATATGTTTTAAGCCGAGAAGCTGCTGTCTTTCTATTTGTACCGCCAGCACCATTATCTACTATAAACAGGTCAGCATCTACTATATCTTCTCCAATGTCAGTACCACCATCTATATCTAAAGCAGTCAAAGGAAATCCACCAGCAGTTTGTACTAAAGTATTGACCCTAGATAAAGCAGCTTTTCTATTTGTACCTCCAGCAGCATCATCTACAATAATTAAATCAGAAGTAGTTAAATCTGCTCCAATATCTGTACCGCCATCTATGTCCAATGTTGTTATAGGTGTTGTACCAGCTGTTAGTCCTGCACCCGATCCTGCTAAAGACGCTGCTGTAACAGAACCAACTACCGTAACATTTGTAGTTCCTGTTGGTATTTCTAAGACATCAGCATCAGCATCATTCTTAATGGTTACATCATTGGTAGAACCTTGACCAGTAAGGATAAGTCCTTCAGCAGCAGTATATCCTATTGCAGCATTATCTCCTGTACTAGTATCAGCTGTTAGATCCACTGTACCAAATGTAGGTGTAGATGATATACTTACTGTTACTTCACCTGTAGTTTGGTTTACGGCAATGGGAGTAGTAGCTTCAACTTGTGACACACCTGATAAAGCTGCTGCCAATGTAGACTTACGAACCTTATGCGTAGTATCTTCGCTTATATCTACAATAGCAAGAACATCATTATCAGATAAATCTGCTTCTGTAAGTTCTGTTAATTCAGTTATCTTTTTATTAGTCGCCATTCTGTTGCTCCCTACCGCCTCTTATTAACCTTCTAACCAAGTAACATTTACAGTAGCAGTTCCACTTGCAGTTATAGCAGCTATCGTATCACCGGGTCTTATTACAAAAATTTCTGAATCACTAACATCTACCTGTACACCAGATGCTACGGCAGCTGTTGGAGTTGCACCTTGACCAGCTATACAAGCTACATATGCCAAAGCTGTTGAAGATATACGGACAAGTGTAACATTGGCTGGACAAGCTGAAGATCGTGTTGCCCCAGAAGTAGTAGTAGCAGCTAAGTTTACACTTGAGTTTATTTTATAAAAGTTATTCTGTAGTGCCATTGTATTTTTCCTTATGCTTTAATGTTTTTGTCAGAGTTCATTTCAAAACCTAGCTCTATACCTTTAAGCCTCAGTTCTTCTTCTTTATAAGCCATCTCATGCTCAGTCTCTATTCTCTCCAGTTCTAGTTTTGCAGCGTCTATTTCTAATCGTTTAGCTTTTACCTCTGCCTCCAACTGTGTAGCCTTGGCCTGTGTCATCATCGCTTGAGCTTGAGCCTGTGCTAGTTGCTCTTGTGCGTTAGGTGGAGGAGGTTGGTTACTAGGTTGAGAAACAAACTTGTCTACATTTTTAATCCCCATCTCTGAAGCCATCTCTCTCATAAGATTATAAACATTATCGTCGCTTATTATCCCTTGAGTCTGTTGACCTACTTTTTCCATAAGCATAGCAAAGTTGTTAAGGTTTTGTACTCTAATATCTTGATCGCCATATCCAATACCTACCTCTATATCTACGTCAAGATCTTCTCTCCATGAAGAAGGATCTATAGGAAAATAAGTATTGTTTACTCTGACAAGTCTTTCTCTATCTTCAAAACGCTGTATTAAATTATAGATAGACTTAAACATATGCCTTACACCTGTGTCGGCAAATATTCTAGCTATAAGTTCCAATCTCCCTTGAGAGTTAGTTAATGCTGCATTAGCTGCACCAGCTGTAACATGGGTCTTTAAAGCATCTGCTGACACGCCTTGAGTCTGTGCTGAAACTCCTGTCCTTCCTGCTTTAATACCTTCCCAATATTCTAACATTTGGAACGCTGCTGGTTGCAATGCTGGTGTTTGTATAGGTGTAAGCGCACTAGGAGATCGTGTTCTTACAATACCACCCGGACGGTTTGTAAGTAAATCGTCTACATTTACCTGACCTTCTACAATCTGAAACCTTCCGTTATTTGCCAAATACATATTGTCCAGTAAATTCCTGGTCAATGTTGATCTAATAAGTTGTATGTCTTCTACCGTTTCCGCTACACTTAATCCGTAGAACTTATGAGATATAGGTATAGGACATATTGTACTAAAAGGTATATAGTCTATTGGCTCTAAGTCCAGTATCTCATCTCCAGAATGTATAACTTTATGTAAGACACTAACCCCTGTACCGTCTATATCCAGTTGCATATAGGACTCATTAACCATGACCATTGTTTCGGATGGTACAGAAGAACTGTCTGGGAAAGTTCCTGTAGAGTCATAGGAATGTCTAGCTATATATTCTTGGCTAGTTGTAATCTCATCTGCTTCACTAGTATATCCCGGTAATTCTTCTATAATGTCTGGATCGTATCCCATTTTGATAAGATCACTCTTAGACTTGTGTGACCTATGACAAATAAACCTAGCATCTTCTATAGATTTTGCACCTCTATTGATTAAGAACTCTTCGGGAGGTACGTTTTCCAGAGTTACCTTACCGTCCATTGTTGTTCTGGCAAAGGTAGCATTATGTGTAAGTTCGTTAATTTGCTCCATCATACCTGTTAATGGGTTCATTATTTCGGAAACTTGGGATATTTCTTCATGCTCTACCACTTCAAGATCGTCGTCCTGTTCCAGCAGAGAATACTCTTGATCCGTTAAGTTTTCATATTTCTCCGTTGTTACCTTTTCAATCTCTTCCCAATAATGTTTAACAATACCTACTTTAGATATTAAAGCATCTAGGAACATATTGTATAGCACCATGAATCCATTGTTCTGCTTGTAAAATACATGGTTGACATATCTGGTGGCTTGTTCTGCTGTGACTTCGTCCTCTGGCCCTTCTGGTACAAAGCGTACTACACTGTCTCCTGCTGTAAAAATCCTCATTAAAGAGGGCATCATCCACATGATTGTGTCTTGTACGTCTGTTATAACTACTTGAGATCGTCCGTCCTCCTCGTTACCAAAAGGTTCGCCATAGAAATACTCCATAGCTCTTGCTTGTTGAGATCCTACTTCTGAATCTAGATATTCGGCACTTCCGTTAATCTCACCTTCTACCAGTGATATAATCTCTTCGTCGTCTAATTCTCTAGCCATCTAGATAGTTTCCTTTGATTCTGAACTTGGTGTATATTTTAGTTTTAGACCGTTCTCTTCTGAGATAGGAACGCAATAAGCATTTTCAACTACCCACCCTAGAGGTACATAATTATTAACTACAAAGGGTATCCCCTTGTTTAATACATCTGCTTCACACTCTTCCATAGTGGACATAGGATCGCTACTTACTACCGTAGGTAATCTACCCGGATGCGAAAGCATTATCAATCCTAAAAAAAATGATGCTATCATTAACCTATTAGTCCACTTTGTAACAAGCTTATACCAGCATTGGGAAGAGGATTAGCCTGTTGTTCTGCTAGTAATCCTGCTCTAAAAGCATCTACAGCTGCGTTACCTTCTGCTCCTGATAGGATAAGATCCTGTGGATTACCGCTTTGGTTAAATCTGTTTAAACCTACTTGAGAAGCAGAAGTGTCCAAGGTGCTTCCAGAGCCTCCTTCTCCTTCTGGTCTACCAGTTCTAGTATCTATATATCTTCCTGTCTCTGGATCTATACGTCCTGCTTCATAGTCTATATTAAGTCTACGCGCTAGTTCTGCATCTGCTTCTGCTTGAGTATTAAAAGTTCCATAGTCTCTAGCCTCAAAAGCTCCTTGGAAATTTCCTACAGGATCATACCCGGTTACTGTGTATCTATTTATTTCTCCAGTTGGCCCTCTACCTTGTATTGTTTGTATTCTAGGCATATTTATGGGAATACCAGAGTTGACACCTGTAAAAGCACCGCCTTGTATAGTTTGTCCTGTGGGTGTTTTAAACCTTATATTACCGTCTTTATACCTATCTAGTATTATATTCCCTGCTGGATTATCCGCATAGTTAGCTTGACGGTTAAATGCTGTAGTCTGGTCGCGTAGAGCTTGCTTTATCGCTTCTTCCTTGGCTCTTCTTTGTGCAGCCTCTACTGCTCCTGCTCCACTGCCTCCTCCTGATGAAAAAGAACCAGCTGGGCCTCCTGTCATATAACCCGGCATTCGATAAGCAGGAACTCCATCAGACATCATTTGACCGCCAGAAGGTGTAATTCCACCGCCCATACTTCTAAGAACCTGAGACTCCATAGGAGTAATATAAGCTAGGTTATGCACCTCACCGCCTAGTAAAGTCTGCATGGGTATCTTATTATTTTTCTTTTGCATATTGGGCATTAGACTATTCCTGCATAGTTATATTCTATTTCTTTATCAAAACCGTATTTACGATATTTTGTTTTAGCTGCCATCTTCTCGCCAAACCTTTGTACACTCAGGGCAGAGTATCTCATTGCGCTTAGTAGGTCATCCTTTATAGGAACTACCTTACCATTTTTACGATGGTAGAGCCTAAGCTCTTCGCAAGTTTCCACACAAGACTTAAAAATTTGCAAACGACCACTTTCAAACCTTTGTAACAAAATGCTAATACCCGCTTCCACTGAATTGTTACCACTTAATGCTCCTTCTACTGGTGGGTTCTTGAAGTGTTCTGCTAACATATATACTCCAAGATCCCTATATTGTTGGGCTAATTGTACCCCAGATCCTTTATCATGTTGTAATCCGTCATGCGGAAAAGCTACAGGTATTCCTGGTGTTCTTGCGTTTATAACTGCCGCGTGAGTTATCGGTGTTTCCTTGCTTCTCCTATATTCGTCATAGACATAAATAATATCGTTCTCCGAATCGTATGCTGTCCAGCAAACTGCTGTAGGATGGTCAAATCCAAAGTCTATAGCTGCTAGTCTCATAAAGTGTTCGGGTAGTTCAAAGTCCTCTACAAGTATTTCATCCTCGTTAATCGGATAGACCAAACCACTTCCAAAAACTGGTATACCCTTGGAACGCATATCGCGCTCGGCGGGGCTGTATACGGCTAGTAACTGCTCTTTTGTAGATGCGTCTAAATGTTCTACATCGTCCCAAGTGGCTGTTGTAAGGCTTTGCCCAGGTTTTAAATCGTTGAGAAAACCGCTGACCACGTTGGTCATTCCACGCTCTGGGGTGAAAGTCATGTAGACGATTCCGTTTGTGTCTACTGTTCTGGTTATACACTGAGAAAAGATTTCCTGTTTTGGTTCCTCATCCAGCCATACAACGTCTATTGCCTCCCCCATGAATTTCTCAAAGCCCTGTTCGTAAGCTTTGAATGTAATCTGAGAATTTCCCCC